AATAACTTTTCTAAAGGTCAGAGCGTTATCATCACAGGATGTTCAGCTCCCTTTAATGGCACTTTTACAATTCTAAGCTCTAATGCTTTTGATCAAGATGTAACATTTTATGAAGCCAATTCATCTCTATATGTTGATGGAATGTACACAGCGGCTCGCCCATTCTTTACAGTAGCAATTACAAACGCAGATGTTTCTCCAAGAAAAGTAATCCCATCTGGTACTGCAACTCTTTCCGGAGCTTCTACTTATGTAGGCAATCCTGTTGTAGAGCAAGCGGTCACAGCTCTATCTAAAGAGATCTTCCAAGCTCGTAATTCAAGCGGCGGAGCGATCCAGGGAGTAGATTTCCAGATTTCACCATACGCTTTAGGTCGTTCACTTTTCAATCGCGTTTCAGGCATGCTTGGCGGTTTGCTTGATGTCGAAACGATGATCGGCTAATGCCTTCAAATATTGCCACAGATGTCAGAGCAGCCCTAGCGACTGCTCTATCTGGCGTTTCAGCAAATGTTTATTCTTATGTACCTGAGACGGTAACGCCCCCAGCGGTAGCCATTCTCTACACAGATCCAATGATGGAATTGCTACTCATTAACAAATCAACTACTAAGGTAAAACTAAACTTTGTTATATCCGCAGCTGTTGCCTATAACAGCAATCCAGCATCGCTCGATAATTTAGAGCAGCTAATAATCAGTATTCTTGCAGCTATCCCTGCAGGATATGAAATAGGGTCGGTTTCACGCCCATCCGTTTCAGAGGTAGGAGCAGCGATTCTGCTCGTTTCAGATATCACTTTAAGCACCTACTACACTCAAACACTATAAGGAGAAAAAATGCCAACAACAGTAATTACAGGGCGTGATTTGGCTCTGACTATCGCCACAGTTTCATATGATGCTCAGGCTACAAGTGTCGCCCTCACAGTAGAACAAACACGCGAGATTTACCAGACCTTAGATGGTCGCGCTTACAAAGTTACAGATTCTAACTCAACTCTAACAGTAGAAATGCTTGCAGACTGGGGAGCAACTGGATCACTATGTGAGTCACTATGGACAGCTGCAAACTCAGCTCCTAACACAGCAATTGCTTTCAGCTTTACAGCTGCAACAGGCGCAGTATTCACAGGCAATGTATTTCCTACATTCCCATCACCAAACGGCACAGCGCCAGATGCTCAGACAGTATCCTTGGTATTCCAGGTAGAATCTACCCCAACAGGTACATTTAGCTAATCAAAGAAAACGGGAGCAAACAAATGCAACAAACAATGACAATTAAATACCAGTCAGGCGATGAGATTACAGTCGTAGCTTATCCACCTGATTTCGCTAAGTGGGAGCGAGCAGAAAAGAAAAGTATCTCCGAGTTTGGGGCTATCTGGGACATTCTGTTCGTTGCCCATTCAGCGGTTAAAAGAGAGGCTGGCACACAGCCAACCAAGCCTTTCGATGCATGGATGGAATCAGTCGTAGATGTTGATCTAGGATCTGATAACCCAAAAGCCATGAGCGTGGATCAGTAAGTCGGCTTATAGTCGAACTTGCGATCGCTACACAGATCCCGATGTCTGAGTGGTCAAACGCAGAAGATATTCTTACAGCTATAGAAGTATTGGAGACACGCAATGGCAGATGATGTCACTCCACAGCGTGATTTTATATTCTATGACAAAGCTGAATTGCGTGGGATTATCAGAGCTTTCAAAGGCTTATCAGAAGAGGCTCAGCAACAGGCTAAGGATGCTTCAAGCGCACTAGCTCAATATGCTGGCGAACAGATTAAAGCCGCCGCTGGATCTGCTCCGAATCCCAATGTAGCCAAAAGAATTGCAGAAGGTTTTAAGGTATCCAAATCATCTAAGATCGGTGAGCTTTCATTTGGATTTGCTGGTCAGAAATTCTCCGGTGGAGCAACCACTCAATTCAATCCAGGCAAGCAAGGCGGTAATGGTCTTTTAGCTGGAGCTGAATTTGGTGCTGACATTAAAGAAAGAAAGCGTACATCTGGCACTTATGAAGGCTACAAGCAATTCCCATCCAGATCGCCTAGACTCAATCGCAGAGGCAATGAAGGATATTTTATTTATCCAACATTGCGCAGAATTCAGCCTGAGTTAATTAAGCAATGGGAAGAATCATTTAGCAAGATAGTGAAAGAGTGGGATAAATAATGGCTGGAAGTAGAACGCTCAAACTCTCGATCCTTGCAGATGTTGATGATCTAAAAAAGAATTTAGCAAAAGGCACCGATGAGGTTCAAACTTTTGGTAGCAAGATTGCTGACTTTGGCAAAAAGGCTGGCATTGCATTTGCTGTAGCTGGTGCTGCAGCTGTTGCCTATGCTGGCAAGTTAGCCATCGATGGCGTTAAGTCTGCCATTGCCGATGCCGCTGCACAGGAAAAACTTGCCATTACATTAAAGAATGTTACTGGCGCTACTAATGCCCAGATTGCCGCTACAGAATCTTATATAACACAAACATCATTAGCTTTTGGTGTCACAGATGATGAACTGCGCCCTAGCCTGGAAAGACTTGCAAGAGCTACTGGAGATGTGACTAAAGCTCAAAAACTACAAGCCATTGCACTCGATGTTGCGGCTGGTACTGGTAAATCATTAGAGAGCGTTACAAATGCCCTTGCTAAGGCACAGGAAGGCTCTACAACGGCTTTAGGCAAGCTAGGGGTTGGATTATCTAGGGCTGAGCTTGCTGGGCTCTCAGCTGACCAGGTATTTGCTAAATTAGCTGATACCTTTGAAAACCAGGCAACTGCCAAGGCTAACACTTTCCAGGGACAAATGGATCGCCTAAAGATTGCCTTTGATGAAGCCAAGGAAACTGTTGGTACATTCATACTTCAGGCAATTACTCCAATGGTTGAAAACATTGTTAAATATGTAGTGCCAGCAATTCAAGCATTTGTTGAAGGTTTCCAGGGTGGAGACGGATTAAAGAATGCTTTTGATGATCTTGTTCAGGTTGCCAAAACTATTTTAATGCCTGTGTTAGACGGTTTGAAATCTATCTTTGATCGAGTTAAAGTGGCAGTAAGAGATAACAGAGAAGCATTTGCTGCACTATGGACATTTACTAAAGAATACCTTGCTCCATTTTTAGGTGGCGCTTTCAGGGTAGCTTTAGAGGTAGTGGGTGTTGCAATCGGCGCTGTAGTCACAGCTGTAGGATTGCTTATTAAAGCCTTCCAAACTTTATTTGAGTGGGGAAACAAAGTTAAAGATTTCCTAACATTTGGTGGCGGCAGTAGTAATGCATCTAGATCTAGTTTTGAAATGCCAGGCTTTAATGCTACTCCATTTGTAACTACTCCTGGCGGTGGATATTCCGGGCAAGCGGTCAATTACAACAATAACATTACAGTCAATGGAGCAATTGATTCTGAGTCTGCCGCTCGCCAAATTGTAGATGTGCTTAATCAATCTTCATACCGTGGGACTTTGGGTGCTGGTGCATTTGCATGACAGCATGGACTCCAGAATGGGCAGTAGAGGTCAATGGCGCAGGGGACATAACTGATTTAGTCATTGCCGATTTAACTATTACCTCAGGGCGCTCAGATATCTATTCTCAGCCTATTGCTGGATATAGCCGATTTACTGTGAAGAATCTTGACCAATCAGCCATTACCTTTGATGTCAATGATTCAGTAGTAATCAAGGTTAAAAACTCAGCTGGCACTTATATTCCTATTTTTGGTGGAGACATTTCAGATATTGATGTAAAGGTTCAAACAGGCGAACCAGCCATCACCGAGGATGTAACGATTACAGCCCTTGGAGCTTTAGCTAAACTTCCCAAATCACTTACTGAGGGTGTATTAAATAAAGACTTTGATGGAGATCAAATCTATTCAATTTTATCTACACTTTTATTTAATCAATGGAATGAAGTACCAGCTGCTCTTGAATGGGCAAATTATGATGCAACTACAACTTGGGCAAATGCTGAAAATGCTGGATTAGGGGAGATTGATCGACCAGGAGATTACGAGCTTACAGCTCGATCTGCCAGTACTACCGATGTTTATAGTCTTGTGTCTAACTTGGCTCGATCAGGCTTGGGATACATATACGAGGATGCATCTGGTCGAATTGGATATGCAGACTCAACACATCGCAGTCAATACCTTGCAACTAATGGTTATGCTTATGTTGATGGTGGTTGGGCTTATGCGGCTGGTATTTCCACATCTAAGCGCTTGGGTGATATCCGAAACAAAGTCACAATTACCTATAAAAATAATCAGCAAGAAACAGCCGAAGATGCAGCATCTATTGCCACTTATGGTGTACAAGCTCAAAACATTTTAACTACCCTGGAAAATGGTGCAGATGCCGAAAGTCAGGCTGAATTCTATTTAGATATTCGCGCCTATCCTCAGTATCAATTTAAGGCTATAACCTTCCCAATGACTAACCCTAATATCCCAGATGCTTCACGCGATCAAGCGTTAAATATATTTATGGGCTTACCTTTGGATATTGAAGATTTGCCATTAAACATTGCCGATGGTCGCTATCAAGGCTTTGTTGAAGGTTGGACTTGGACTAGCCGATTCAACGCCCTAGATCTGACTGTAATCGTTTCGCCTGTGGCTTTCAGCTTGCAAGCGTTTAGATGGAACAATGTACCAATCGGCGAATCATGGAACACAATAAGTCCAACTTTGGACTGGAATAACGCTACAATAGTAGCCTAATCAAGGAGAATAAATGGCAACGACTACTAACTACGGATGGGATACCCCAGACGATACAGACCTAGTTAAGGATGGCGCAGCGGCTATTCGCACCCTTGGTTCGTCTGTAGATACCACCACAAAAGCACTCAATCCTTCAACAACTCTTGGAGATATTGAGTATCGTTCGGCAACTGCTAACACCAATACTCGCTTGGGCATCGGATCAACAGGAAACATTTTAACCGTTGCAGGTGGCGTTCCAACTTGGGCTGCTCCCGCTGCTTCTGGTGGAATGACTTTAATTTCAACAACTACATTTAGCAATACAGCATCAGTCTTACTAACATCTATCCCACAAACCTACAAACATCTTTATCTAACTTTTCAAAGTATCAGAATGGCAACAAACAACGAGGGTGGGTACATAGATAATTTAGGTGGTTCAACTGTTAGCGCTACTTGGGTTGGTCGCAGATTCAATGGTGCTGCTGAAACACTATCTCAAAGAAACTCAACAAGTTTTGGTTATGTAAGCGGTTCAGATTTATTTGGAATTGTTCATGGGCCAAATACAACAGTTACAAGAGAATTAGGCTTTGGCGATTTACTATTTCCAAATTATACAAACGCATTAGCTAAATTTGGTTTTAGCAAATGTGCATGGGTTGACGGTTCAAGTGGCAACTGGCGTTCATCGGAAATTTGGGCAAATACTGGAACAACTGCTGCAATTACTTCAATGGATATTTATTTTAATGCAAATGTAACAAGCGGAACTTTACTAGTTTATGGAGTGTCATGATGAATAAAATAATTGTAAATTGCGAAACAGGCGAAACAGAAACTATTGCTTTAACTGAAGAAGAAATACAAGCGGTTGAAGAAAAGCAACTTAATAACCAGTCTATTCTTGATGCTGAGCAAGCCGAAGCTGAAGCAAAGGCAAATGCTCGCCAAGCAATTCTTGAGCGCTTAGGCTTAACAGCCGATGAAGCGGCAATCCTACTTGGATGAAAGCTAGACTCAGTAAATCCGTAATTCAATTTAGAGAACAGGCGGATGATGCTTATCCTGACAGAGACCGTCGTAGTGACGGGACTTACGGAGATGCCCGGCACTCAACCAAAAAGAGCGATCACAACCCTTGCCCTGATACAGGGTTCGTCCGTGCTTTCGATCTCGATGCTTCTCTCGATGGGAAAGATGCCACAGCTCATTACCTTGCCGATCAGATACGAACTCACGCCAAGTCAAGCAAGCGAATTGCATATGTTATTTTTGATAAAAAGATTGCAAGCAAAAGAACACTCTGGCGCTGGGTCAAATACAGGGGTACAAACCCTCACACAAAACATATTCACATCAGCTTCACAAAAGCTGGTGATGAAGATCGCTCGTTTTTTCAAATCCCACTTTTAGGAGCTAAATAATGAAAATGAAGAATCCACTATTTCTCGCAGCTGGAGCATTCTTAGCGGCATGGTCAGCAACTAACTTTGATGTTGATTACCGAGCAATCCTTTGGTCAATCCTGTCAGGCATATTTGGATATGCAACACCTAAAAGATAATGACTGCGCAGGACACGGCGGCTCTTGTTGTTGCTGCTACGACCGTTATTGGTTCGTTTATTGGCTCGGTGCGATGGTTAGTAAAGCATTACCTAAACGAACTAAAGCCTAACTCTGGCTCCTCTATGCGCGATCAAATTAATTTGCTTGAAGCGCGTGTCGAAACCATATTACGCATCCTAGAGAAGTGACAATTAACTATGGCGAGAAAAGCATCTAAAGCATTAGAAGATCAAGGGTATTCCCGACTTGATGCTTATTGCATTGGGTTGCATGAATATTGGAAATCCTTGCGTAAGGCTGGTTTTCCGGAATCAATAGCTCTATTTATGATTACAGAACCGCAATCGTATCCAGCATGGATCTTGCCATCTCCAGTCGATCCAGAAAGGTTCGGCGATTACGAAGATGAGGATGACGATTAAGCGAATAGTTATTTTGAGTGATCTTCAGGTACCTTTTGAAGATGTACATGTAACGCGCAACATTGCAAAATTCTTAGAAAAGTTTAAGCCCGATCAAACAGTAACGATTGGTGACGAAATCGATTTCAACACGATTTCAAAATGGAGTGACGGGACTCCTGAAGCATATTCACAAACCTTAGGCGATGATCGTGATCGCTGTGTTGAGCTTCTATGGTCTTTGGGAGTCACCGATTGCATAAGATCAAATCATACGGATCGTTTGTATAACGTAATTATGAAGAAAATCCCATCATTCCTATCTTTGCCAGAATTGCGCTTTGAGAAATTTATGAAATTTGATGAGCTTGGGATTACCTTTTGGAAAAAGCCAATGCCACTAGCTCCAGGTTGGGTGGCTGTCCATGGGGATCACACGCCTATCAAGTCACAGGGCGGTTTGAGCGCATTGGAAGCTTCGAGGCGCACAGGCACAAATATAATTTCTGGGCATACGCATCGCGCTGGTCGGACATCGTTCTCAGAAGCCATAGGGGGGCGTATGGGGCGTGTTCTCCATGGGGTTGAGGTAGGCAATCTAATGGACTTCAAACAGGCTCTATACACCCGTGGAACGGCTAATTGGCAGCAAGCATTTGCCATCATGTATATCCATGGAAAGAATGTCCAGGTTGATCTTATCTATATTGAGAAAAATGGCACATTCATAGTAGGCGGTAAAGTCTATGGACGACCTCGTTAGGGACATATTCCCACTCAGGCGCACAATAGATAATGCTGTGGATGATGCAGAATCGTTACCATTTCGTTATCAAAAGAAAGCCAAATAGTCCCATATCTGTGGTTCACTAATCCTGTAGCCAGCCGAATGAGCTGACACAAGGGAGCAAAATGAAAACAACGATAGGCAATAAACAAGCTGCATTGGAATATGCCGAAAGAGGTTGGGCAGTAATGCCACTTAAAGCCAAGAAAAAAGATCCACACTTTGACTTGATTAAGAATGCTTATTTAGGAGCTACAACAGATCCAGCTTTAATCGAGTTTTGGTTTGATGTAGATCCAACAGCTAACATTGGCATTGCATGCATAACATCTAATCTGGTCGTGTTTGATGTCGATTTCAGAAATGGTGGAGAGATCTTAGAAGAGTTTGGTCAGACTTACACAGTCCAGACAGGCGATGGGTTTCATTACTATTACCAAGTAAGCCAATCAGTATCATTCAGAGGATCTTTAGAGCCTGGAATTGATATTAAACACAAAGGATATGTAGCAGCTGCGCCATCGATTCACCCAAATGGCAAGATCTACACAGTAATAAACGATATTGAACCAGCAATGATTACAGCTGAATTACTAGAAATGGGAGCAAAATGAGCGACACATGGTTTTTCTTTATATTCTTAGCGGTAATTCCATTTGGTCTAGCACTTATTTATGAGACTGTGGCGCACAATAACTACCAGCGCGGATTGCGTGAAGGTTATCATCGTGGCAGGGCGGTCAATCGCCAGGAGTTTTGGGCAGAATGAAAGCTAAAGAGGTATTACTAAGTGCAACCGATATCATGCAAGATCGTGGTCGAGTCTATGGACATCCAAAAATCAACCAGGATCGGATCGCTCGGAGATTATCCAATTTACTTGATTTCCCGATCGAGGACTACCAGGCTTGCCTTGCAATGGTCGAGGTCAAGCTCTCACGAATCCAAGAATCCCCAGGGCATATTGATTCCTACATCGATGCCTGTGCTTATCTCGCGTTAGCATGCGAACTTAAAACAGAAGAGGATGAATTATATGTTTAACCTGGACGAATACACCACAGTACGAGAAAGAATCATCGAGTTTTGGAAAAGGTACCCAAATGGACGGATTGAAACTGAGATATTGGAATGGTCAGATAAGCGTTTTATCGTTCGTGCAGCAATTTATAGAGAAACCACAGATCAACACCCGTTCGCGACTGGGCTTGCAAATGAAGTTATATCAGACCGCGGCGTTAATAAAGATTTTGCGCTGGAAAACGGAGCGACTTCTGCAATTGGTATCGCTTGTGGCAACGCGAACATCGGCGTAGATAAGCATAAAAGTAGCCGCGAGGAGATGAAGAAAGTGATTGAGGTTAATAAAGCTAAAGAGCCTGTAGTTGAAGGGCATAAGGATTACTGGACTACTCCATTTGGAGAGCAAGAAGAATCAATTAAGAAAGTCCCAGCTCCTAGCACAATGGATCAAGCTGTAAATACTGTTGCAGAAATCCTAGGCACAGAGAAAGCATTACCTCAATGTAAGCATGGAGAAATGAAGCTAAACACCGGCAATAAGAATGGCAGGGAATGGGGCGGTTACTTTTGTAAGCACATTGGAGTAGGTGGCTCAGAGCCTAAATGTCCGACAATCTGGGCGCAGGTTACAAGCTCAGGTACATGGGAACCACAGAAGGCAAAATACTAATGGGATATGTAGAGGTCTATATGGAAAACGAAGATAAGTGGGTCGATATCAATGATGTCCCATATATTGAAACTGTTAATTGTCAATTATGTAATGAACCGACACAAGCTAGTGACATCATGGCTAAGATCCTAATCAAGGATGGACAAGTCTCAGTAGGTCAATGGCAATGTCGCAAATGTCATGCGGTAAATGGCTAATTCAAGGAGAGCAAGAGGTTTCCGCACAGAGCGTGTCGTAGCTGAGTACCTATCGACTTGGTGGACAGGCGCATGTGTGGGAAGGGGTAGTGGCAAGGATATTGTTAATGTGCCATTTGATTGTGAAGTCAAAGCAAGGGTTGGCTTTCAGCCTTTGGCGTACATGAAACAATTAAAAGCCCGGACATCCATTACTGGGGAGTTGGGTTTCGGGGTATTACGACTAAATGGGCAAGGTGAGGATCCGCGTGACTATGCCGCGATCATCCGTTTAGAGGATCTTATGCCACTACTCTTACTTAAATACGGTCATTTAGACAAAGAGCCCACAGATGCAGATATTGACCGATGCACGATCTGTGGGACTTATATGATTCGGAGATGTTTAACATGCCAGCCTATGACTACAAATGCAACAGATGCGGTCTGATTAACGAGCTACACCATGGATGGTATGACAAGCCAACAGTCTTATGTACTTACTGTAATGAACCAATGGTAAAGACATTTGCAGCTAATCCAATTCACTTCAAAGGTAAAGGATGGGGCAAGGACTAATTCGACACGCCGTCTGACCTGCACTTATAGTTAGGAGTTTGACATGAATGGTACTCTCAGGGCTAGTGCCCATCAGGGGCACAGAGCGAGCCGCTCGCGGATAGCTCGCTCGGTAGCCATCGCTATTGGGATAACTCTATTATCACCAATGTATGATGCTAATACTGGGCAAATAGAAGCATTCAAATACAACCCAAGAAAATACATAAATGCCACAATGCCTAAGCATGAAGCCAAATGCATTAAGTTACTAATCAGTAAAGAATCAGCTTGGAATTACAAAGCGGTTGGCAATCTATCTAGTCCAACTAAGAGCTATGTATATGGATTACTACAGATAAAGAATCCAATAGCTAAAGATATGAATCCAATGCAACAGATACAATTACATCAAAGATATCTAGATCATCGCTATAATGGATCAGCATGCAATGCATGGCAACACTTTAAGGATAGAGGCTGGCACTAGATGGCAAGACAGTCAGCCCTAAGATCTACAGGATCGACAGCACTATGGAGAAAGCTAAGAGCCCAGGTATTAATGAGGGATCAGAATACTTGCTACTACTGTGGGCAATATGCAGATACATGTGAGCATCTGATAGAAAGATCTAAAGGCGGCACAGATTCAATGGATAACCTTGTTGCAGCTTGCAAGAAATGTAATTACTCACGCGTTGGAAATAAGGTGGGGGGCTTTTTTAATCGCCCTATGACAC